ATCTTTTTCAAATGCTAAGTGCATTAAGCAAGTGTGTAGTTTTGATTTGGTAATTTCATTGTATTTGAGAATGTTTCCATTAGTAAGTCCATAGATGGATTGATACCATCCCCACTTTGCAGAGAATCCCGCAGATGCTGAGGTAGCTCTATCTCCTGTTGTGTTGCTAAATAGTTCAGGATAGTTTTCTGTAATTCTTTTCTTAAACTGTAAAAAAAAACAATAGCACCAAATACAATATCTAATGTTGTTTCTGTCATATCATATTTATCAGAGCTTTTATAATCTTCTATTAAATACTGTTGTTTTTTCTTGTATGTAATTGGCCTATATAAAACACCTATTGCTTTGTGCATTAACTCCCAATCAGCAAGGTATGTATCTAAATCAACATACTCACCAAAACTAATATCATCCAGCTTTGGTATAAATCCAAACTCTTTATCATTCATTGTAAACCTATCTATAAACTTAGGTTCATTATTAAATAGCTTTGATAGTTCTTCACAGATGTTGTTTATATCAGTAGCTTTTATTTGTAATACTTGTTTTAGTGGTATATTACAAAATATCTCTACCATCTTTTGTTGTAGAAATGAATCCAGTTCTTTACCCTCAGCAATACTTAACCACTTTTGGTATTGCTTTAAAGTAACTTCATTAAGTGTTTCTGGTATGTTAATAGTTAATTTCATTTATATATAATGTATTAAATTATTCAAAGTGTTATGTACAAATATAAAAAAAGTAGGTACAGCTCTTTTGCTTAATACCTACTTTAAACCAAAAACGCAAATTAACATTGGCTATTATTTGCTTATTTCAAATATAATAAAAATTACTATATATCTTATCTTTTCTTATCTTATCTAAATGCTTAAGGGTGGCTTAAGCCCCGCTTCAATAAATGTGATATTCTCCTAAGTTTGGATTCTGTAATTGGTAGCTGACAGCATACCTCAACGCATCAATAGCATGATTAAAATTATCAACTGGTGTTTGTGATTTCTTTTCTAACCAACAATAGTTATTTAACTCTTTTATTAATTCTGTGCTATCTTCAGTTATTACTAAATCATAATCTTGTAGTAAACTAATACCAAATGTAATACTTCCTTGTCCTTTAATAGCTGGTACTACATTACAATCTCTACTAAGTTCTGTTATTAATCTTGGTTCTGCTGAATCTCCAACTATTAAATTATCTGCTGCAAACTTTTTATTAAGTTGTAATATCTCGCTTGTAGTTAGTTTAGTTTGGTAGAAACATAATTGTATATAGATAACTTTATTTTCTTTATCTATGCTTGTTTTAACTAATGTAGATGGGTCATTGCTAAAACCATAATCTTGTCCAAATACAACTTTGCCTACTTGTTTAAATTCTCCTATACCCCAATCAGTAAATATAACTCCCTCAGCTTTATCTAACCAAGCACCCTCTATTGTATGCTTGTATCTGTTTGGTCTTCTTACTTTCATTGTTTCAATCTGATTAATAT